TACCCCTCTTCTGGTAAAGAATTCATGTGATCATATAATAAACTCCATGCGTTCATTCTATCAATTATCCTCCTCGTTGTCAACTTTCATCTCAAAATCCGCATCTACTTTATCGTAAAGTTCTAAGAAGGAAGACTTGGTTTCTTCATCAAAACGATTGATACAAACTTGAATTGCTTTACTCTTGTCACCAAAGATACTGTAAGCACGGACGATGTGAATCAAACGACGGGTTGAGATAACATCTTCGATACCACCGTCATAGAATGTCTTACGAATAATGTCAGCCCAGTCACAGAGATGCTTACAGAACTGTCGGTCTTCGATACTAAGGTCTAAAGCAATACCTTCTAGAATTTTCTGTTCAGTCTTGGCTGTTGGATACTCTTGTTCGAGAGTAATACAGAAACGTTCTAGGAATGCTTCATTGAGAACGTTAGTTCCAATAAACCTACCGTCATCGCTGCCTTTACCTTTAGTATTTGCAGTTGCAATAACATTGAAACCCCCCTTGGGTTGAACAAATTTACCAGTCTTCTTCAAGAAGACACCTTTACCTTCAAGAATAGATTGAAGACACAAGATTTTATTAGATGCCAGGTCAACTTCGTCTAGAAGCAACACTGCTCCACGTTCCAGAGCCTCGATGACTGGACCGTTATGCCAAACAGTTTCGCCATTAACAAGACGAAAGCCACCAATAAGATCGTCTTCGTCAGTCTCGATAGTAATGTTGACACGGATTAGTTCTCTCTTGAGTTGAGCACAAGCCTGTTCAACCAAGAAAGTTTTACCATTACCAGACAGTCCAGTGATAAACGATGGATAGAATAGACGGGACTGAATAATCTTCTTGATGTCTGTAAAATTACCAAACTTGACGAAGGTATCATCTTTTACAGGAATGAGATCTTGTTCTACTGCAGGAGTTGCAGGAGTTGCTTGATAGGTTTGTTCTAGTTGTTCTTGGACGGTAAGATTCCACTTACCTCGACCAGTCTTATAGTCGTCAAGTTTTTTAGTTACAGTCTGATAGTTGCAGTCATTCATCGAACACCAGGCACGAAGGTCACCAGAAGTAACATTTTCGCCATACAGTGATTGAAGAGAAGTGACTACGTATTCTTTTGATAGTGCCATGATGTATGTGGTGTGGTCAACAAAGCTAATATAGTCCAAAACCACCAGTAGTGGTGGGTGGTTGGGACAGTTGTCAAACTGGTCAGGAGATCAGGTTGACGAATTGACTAAGTACTTTTCTATTTAGAGACTTGGCCTTGAGATTTTTGGCAAATGCCGATTTGATTTTTGATTTAGATGCTCCCTCATCAACTTCAAACTCAGTATCATTATTCAAACCGGTATCTAACATACCAAAGTAGGAAGTATAACCAGAGTTTTTAATCTCATAAAACTTTTCTTTACGAATAACTTTCATAAGTTCATCACTCACCTCAATATAGCGTCGTAAGAAAGGTTTGAATTCATAACTAGATGAGATACGAATACCAATAAGATTTACATCAGGAAAACTTTCTTTCAAATCTTTCAATAGAAGTTCTGTGAATTCATAGTATTGACTAGGAACCTTATAAGTATGTCCGGTCTTACGATTACGAATATAATCACTAGGACTCATTCGAGAAATGGACATCTTACCACCCATGTATTCACAAGTTCTGAATACAGGTAAGTGATTGGCTTCACCATCAGTCAGAATAACCGTATTAACTTTCTGAACTTTATTCTTCATTTTGAATTGAGGAATAATCTGATGAAGACAAACAATTGCTTCGTTCAATGGAGTACCAGAAAGAGAGAAATTCAATGGAGGTTCGTAGTTTGCATTCATTGAGCATGAGTATGCAATTCGATACAAAGACAACATCTGTTTATCAAGTTCTGCCTTTCTTGTGTCACTAGTAAAGAAGTGAAGAAGATTGAAGTCAGGAGAAACTACCAACATATTATCTCTTACATCTTGATATTCAATGTCTTCAAATTTAGGCCTTGGAGTGTAACGTTGTTCAGTATGTCGGTTTTCAATGTAGTTGTTAGTGAATGCATATACATCGAATGGAATATTCACTTTCTTACAAAACCAAATCAAATTGAAGAGTTGCTTTAGAGTAGAAAGAAGAGTACTGTTCATAGAACCAGACCAATCAAGAATAAAGATAAGACCATGGTTCTTACCATCAGGTAGTACATTTACCTTCTTGAACAAGTCTTCATTGTATTTGTAAGTATGAAGTTTAGTGCAATCTAGTACACCGGTCTTTGCAGTCAGTGACCGTGTATATGCATCTGCGGACTTCTTACATTCAAACTCTTTTACAAGATAGTTGACTTCTTTTTGAGTAGATGATTTAAATTTATTATACTCACTGTCAACATAAGTAAAATCTACTGCCATTATTTTACGGTATGTTCGTGAGTACTCGTCCCAGTACGTTTCTTCGGTAGAAAGTTTTACCCAGTGTTCACTTATCTCTTTGTGACATTTTGCATTTGAGATAATAATTTGTTTGACATCAACCTCAGGAACCTCATGGTATTCAGGATTTCTGCCTTGTTCAGTTATACCATTCAGTTCTTGAGTACCTTCATTGAATGCTTGGTCTGTCTGAACTTGTGGTTCCTCTTTGATAGCATCTTCACTAGAACCTTCTGTAGAACCTTCTGTGGAGCCTGTGGCCTCTGGAGTTTCTGTACCAGATGTTTCTTCTTTCTCTGGTTCACTATCAATAGAACCTTCTTTGTTTTGACTGGTGGGAACATTTTTAACAGTCTCTTGTTCTTCTACCTCACCAATACAATACTTATAAAGAACTTCTGCGGCAAGAACTGCTTCATCAAAAGTTTCTGTTTTACCTACAATGTCTAGAATATCTTTCTCTTCACCATCGTCAATAGGTACGTTGATGAAGTTACCGATCTTATAGTAAAGATTAATACGGTCAGCAAGATTCATATCTGCAAGATCGTTATCTCCAAGTTCAAAGAAATCTTGGTCAGATAGTTCTTTATAACCTTTATAGAAACTCTTTGCCAGACCAGGATATCGACGTTTCATCAGTTTCTCGATACGAGCATCTTCAGTGACGTTCACAAACTGTTGAGGAACTCGATCTTCCCAGTCCCATTCATTAGGTGTATAAAGGGCATGACCCACTTCGTGACCCACCAACATATCATAGACACTCTCACTGGCTCGTTTCCACATAGGAAGAGTCAGGATTCTATTCTCTACATCAAACTGTGCGGTTTCAATATTACGATTCTCAACTAAAATATCTTCAGTGGCCAGAAGTTTAGCAAGTTGTGATTTGATTTCGTAGTTGACCATAGTCATTTCGTTTCCGATAGACATAGTATATAACAAAACCCGACCAAAAAATGGACGGGTTGTACAGTTCTATTATTGGCACATAGACCAATCCCCTCCACTTATTAGGTGAAGGGGACCTTGGTTTTAAACTCCTTGATCGTTTTTATTCGGTAAGAATGTGACGGCAGAACCTCCTTGCGGTACTATCTATAATTTCGCAGTCAGAAATACATTGAAAGTAATCGGTAACCTGATCTCTCGTCTCCTCGTTAGTTGACTTTTCGTCCCATTGCCATGATGCCAGTTCGTTCCGTGATAAAAGGTCTTTCATAATAATCTCCGTATCACTGTATTATATAGTCTTCTTTGTGTTAGTTTACTAACATTTGTATATTTGTAATCTAACTAAACATCATTTTGATGAACAATTTATATTGAATACCATTGATCTTCTGTGTCCCTCATTGTCGAAGGGTTTTACATAGTGGTACAAATTTCCAGGAATAATGTACAGTCTTCCGACTATGGCATCTATCGTAAATTCAGAAGTAAATTCACTAGAATTATTTGATGAACACAGTGCAGTATGAGTAAATGCATCAGTTCTCACCAGTGTCAGTCCTTCAGAATTTTTTGGTACTTCAACATAGTATACTCCAATAAGATCTAGTTTCCCATGATTATGAATTACATTATAAGCACCGGGCCCATTCTCTAATAACCAGGATAATATTCTATCAACAAACAAGTTAGTATGATTTGTCTCTAAGAATTCGTTAACAAACTCTTCAGTAAGATCAAATATTTTCTTTATATGTTCAAACTCGGTTCCAGGAACAAACTGTCCGTCAACATAACTATACACTTTAGAATGCCAACCACAAACATTAGTTTTCTTAACACCAGAATCCTCATTCCTAAGATTAATAAAATCGGATCTGACGCCCTCATTATCTACAAGAGGAGTTAAATCAGTAGACACGATAAAACTAGGAAATAGATTCTTATCAAGAAGACAATCTGAAAATTTACTCATACCTTTCTTGAGAACCCTTTAAACTTCTCGAATCGAATGACTTGATCGAACTTATCTTCGATGCCATCCTTGTGAGAAATAACGAACACATTTGTATTTGGTTGTCTATACCGAATGATTTTCATGAAGTCATCTGACCCACTCCCATCCAGACTACTGTCACAAACCTCGTCTAAGATCATCAGGTTAGTATTGACAGAGTTTTTAACTCTAGAGATTTCTCTCCAGGTAAAGAGTAGAGACAAGTCAATTCTCATCTTCTCACCTTCACTAAAAGATGCGTAGGAGAAATCCTCATGAATCGGAGATTCAATCGTCTCGTTAAATTCTTCATCAAGTTTGAAGTTGATATAGAAGTCCATCATCTGGAGGTAGTTATTTACCTGTTGGTTGATGAGAGGAAGATACTTCTTAATAATCTTTGCCTTGACTCCACCGTCTTTAAGAAGACTGTATACGAAATCATGGTAGGAAATATTCTCTTTCCGTTTAGTAAGTTCATCGTATGTTTGGTCAAGTGTACTTCTTAAGGTTTCTAACTTTTCATGTTCAGTATTTCTGTTCTGGATCTGACTGGTAACAGTTTGAATTTCTGATTCCAGTCCCCTAACCTGTTTCTGTAAGCTAGAGATCTGTACATTGAAAGAAGAAATTTCATTAAGTACTTTTGTAGTGTCCTTGGTGAGTTGATTAAATTGTGATTCTCTCAACTCTTCGTCTTTAATTGCACCTTGGAGTTGTTCATACCCCTCACGCAACTCTTCTGCTTTATTTTGAGAATCACTAATTCTATTTACACGGAATGATTCTTCAATGTCCTGGTCACAGGTAGGACAAACCGTATTTTCACTGAAGAACTTATGTTCCTTTACAATAGTCTGTATTCGTTGTGACAATTTACCTTTGACATTACCAAACTCACGAAGTCTTTGTTGAACTCCTTCAAATTTTTCTAAAGATTTATTGAGTTCTGCAAGTCTATCTTCTTCAGTCAAACTTTTCTTGAACAAATTTTCAATTTCTAGATTGATAGAGTTGATACTATTAGTCTTTACGGTAATGTCGTCTTTACTTTGACTCTCAAGTTTATCGATAAAGTCTTTTTGCATATCGACTTTATCTTGAATTGATTCTTTCTTCAACTGTAGAGTCTTTGTCTCTTCGCGAATGATACGAATCTTAGATTTGATCAGGTCATTCATCGATGAGAAGATTTTAATATCAAGAAGATCTTCTACAACTTCTCTACGACTAGATGCAGGTAGTTGCATAAAGGGTACAAAGGTAGAAGAACCCAGAATCACAATCTGGGTGAAACTCTTATAGTTCATCTTGAGAACATTCTGTTCTAACCACTTCTGTTGGTCTATCGCAGAGTGTGATTGATCTAACTCCTCACCATTACGAGTAATCTTAAAGATGTTTGGTTTGATACCACGTTGAATTTTCCACTCTACATTATTGACATCAAACTCAATCTCAACAAGACAACCCTTCTCATTTGTAGAGTTGATAAGTTGTGCCTTATTAATCTTACGAAATGACTTTCCATACAAGACGAATGTCAATGCATCAAGAATAGTTGACTTACCTGCACCATTGGCTCCAATGATTAGGGTGGTTGCAGTACCATCAAGAATAACTTCGGTTGGTTGATTGCCAGTAGATAAGAAGTTACACCAGGAGATTTTCTTAAAGGTTATCATATTCTTCGTCAGGTGGAATTACAATGTCATTGGGGGTGATCACAGTATAACGGTGATCGTGCATTTCACAAGTTTTTATCATTACTTCATCATCTACTTCTAACACAGTCATCTCAGGATAACCAAGTTCTTCTAATTGCATAGAGTATCTTGTAGCATCATCCTCTTCCATAAAGATGTAAAGAACCTGTTCTCCATCTTCATCAATAACAGAATATGCTCCTTCTTTTTCCTTACCTACGACTGTGATAATATGCATCAAATAACCTCACATGCTTCCTGATATATTTCCTTTATCAGGGATTGAATTAATGGTTTATTTAACTCGGTTTCAGACTCGTCAATATATCTACTTAAGATAGACATAGTGTCTTCTGATTCTTCTGCTTCAAACTCTTCACTCTCGATGAGTTGAAAGTTCTCTACAATCTTAAGGTCTGCAACACCAGTTGCATAAAGTTTGTCAATGAATTTTTCAAACTTCTTGATGTCACTTTTCTTTCTTACGATGACCTTGACGATCTTATTCTCATACTCTGTAGTATTGAATGTTTGATGGTCGGTATCTTCGTAGTAGATGTTATAGAAGAGTCTGTGAGGATTATTTACTGGAGTGTGTTCTAGAGATTCTGTATCAAAAAGAGTGAAACCTCTGGAATCTTTGACATCACTCCAGAACATTTCATAGGGATTACCGAGATAATAAACGGTCCCATTGTCGGATCGAGTGTGATAATGTCCCGAGAATACTTTTTTGAACTTATCAAAGGATCTACTGTCGTGACCATGGTCCATGACGATTTGGCTGTTGACTTTGAATCCATTGAGTTCAAGGTGTCCCATTGCGACTGAACACTTGGTCTTACTGATAATCTTATTGGTTTCTTTTTGGTTGTCTTCATTGATCCAAGGAATAAAGAGAGTTTTAAGACCACCCAATGACACCTCTGTAGGAGAAGAATAAACCTCAACATTATCATATTCTTTCAGTAGAAGATCTACTGCATTAACTTCGTTTGTGTTCTTGTAATATGCGTCATGGTTACCAACCATAAGATGCATTTTGATACCTCTTTCTTTAAGAGGGTCGAACACAACTCTCTTGGACCACTTAAGTGCTTTGAATTCAATACCCTTACGACTATCAAATGCATCACCCATATGTACTACAGTATCGATACCTTCCTTTTCTAGAGTAGGAAAGAAGATATCATTGTAGAACTTTTCAAAGTAATCGTGAAAGAGTTTAGAGTTTTTACGAGCACCATAGTGTGTGTCGGTTATGATACCAATCTTCATTACTATTCCTTAACTTCCCAAGACCCACCAACACCACCATCTAGATTGACAACAATATCTTGTGGTTCAACAGGGGTATATGGGTGTTGAGGTTTGTGTTCCCTATCCATAGGGAGAGATCCAGTCAAATCTCTACGAGATTGATTTTTGATAACGATGAAACAATCTTTATTGTACTTACGAGTACCGATAGGTGACTGCCACTTTCTGTTGTACTCTTCACCAACATCAATACCTGAAACTTGAGTGCCACCAAGTTCTACAGTAATCTCGTCATCTACGGACCAACCAAGTTTTTCAACATAACCAGCAACTAGTTCATTGATAGTTGGTTCATCTAGAATACGCTCTTCTGGGTCAAGACTCCCATTCATAATCAACCACCTCTCAGTTTTTGATGCACTGCATCTTTGATGCTATTATAGTCAGAGTAGTTACCACTGTCAAGTTCATTGGAATCAAAGACCTCATCGAAGTCACTCTTCTCAAGAATTTTGTTTTTAATTTCTAGTTGCTTCTTCTCTTGAGAAATCCTTCTCAGGAAAGCATAGTAGATAATCTGAGTGAAGTATGCAAAGGGATTCTTTGACTTCTCTGGATTAAAGTTATGAATATATCTTACACAGTTCTCGATACCATCACAAATCATATCATCCTTGAACATGTAGTTCACGAAGTTAGGTTTGTATGATAGATGATTTGCAATCTTCAGGAAACATTCACCAATATACCTAGGAATAACTGGTTTGGGTTGGTCATTAAGCTTTGCTGTTGCAACCTGTGCAAAGTAATTCTCAAGAGCATTCAGAAATTCCTTATTGTTTACATAGTGCTCTGTACTTCTTGGTTTTGGCATAATGGTTTCAAGTCTTTAACCCGAATAATGTGTTGTACTTATTATAACATGATCTTATCGGTTCGACAAGTGTTGACAAGAATACAAATGCCACATAGACTAGGCTTGTCCCGGTTGATAGATAAGTTATAGGTTCTTAGAGATTATAGAGTTTCTCTAGAACTTCTTTAGCATCATGAACATTAGAAATGTAACCCATCTTTCTATCTAACTTCTGAAAGTTACCTTTAGTAGACTTTCTTATGTACTCTTGATAGTTCATAATCATTTCTAGATTTTCAGATTCAGACATCGTAAGAACATCATCTAGATTAATTACAAACAAATCTTCATGAGAAGTCTTTAACCATGGTTCAAACTTATACCCAGTAACAGAACCTCTACTCTTCACAGGTTCTATCATAATAGGATTTGATACTATCAACATAGTTCTATCATCTTCATCAGATGCTGCTACCTTGGCAAATATTTCATCACCACATTTAAGTTTTATAGTACAATAAAAATCATCTTCAATCATATACTCTCCTTGTTTAGTCTTTTATATCAATAGTTAAAATATCGTAGTTGAACTGTTCAGAAACATAAATTTTGATACGCTCAATAAAATGATTCAGTGTATAATTTTTTCTTGAGTTAATTGTAAAGTCATCAGCAATGTCATAAAGTTTTGCACTCACTTTATCTTTGCCTTTACGTAGGACTCTACCAATACTCTGTAAGTTCCGAATACGAGATTTTGATGGAGAGGCAAATATTACATTGTGTAGATTTTTAATATTAATACCGGTGCTGAATGTTCCGTATGATGCAACAATGATAGCGTCTTGTTGTGATTCAGTAATAAGTCTGACCTGTTCCCTATCTTCTGCACCAACACCACCGTGAATAAAGAATACTCTTCTTCCTTCACTTACCTTATTATTTATCATCTCATATAAAATTGCACCATGAGATTCAACACGACTGAATAACACAAGTGTGTTACCTTTCATATCACAAGACAAATTAGTAATAAATTTATTTCTTATCTCGTTAGAGATAAGATGCTGTATCTCATCTTCGTATGTATCAAACTTCTTTGGTTTATACTTCAATACAAGACATTGAATATCAAGTGTTGCAAGATGACCTTCATCAATCAGTTTCTTTGTTCCAGTAACTTTATACGATGGTCCAAACAGTCCCTCTAACACCCACTTATGGGTCTGTGTCCCGTCTAATGTTCCTGTGAATCCATATCTATACTTTGCATGATGCAACTTGTCCATAATCCCTACAAGAGACTTAGACTTAAACAAGTGTGCCTCATCACCAATGATGACATCATAATCCTCAAAGAACTTCCTATCTAACTGATATACAGACTGCCAGGTGGTAATAGTCACTTCATTCGTATTGACCCTCTCACGCCCTGCGTAGATACGGTGACAGTGGTTCTCTGGATCCCAACCATAATCCTTGAAATCTTTATACATCTGTTCCACAAGAGATGTAGTAGGAACAACCAATAGAATTTTATTACCTTTTGCTACATGGTATCTGACAATAGTGTAAATCATAAATGACTTACCAGATGCTGTAGGTGATATCAGTAACTTACGATTATATCTTAACGCATCATAAACCGCTTCTATCTGATAGTCTCTCGGTTCAAAATGAGTAATGGACTTCATGTAGTCCTTGACACCACCTAACGATACAAAGTCATTGACTTCAAATGGTAATCCGTAAAACTTATTATTTTCAAACTTATATGTATATCCGTTGTTCTCACAAAATGCTACAATCTTATCCAGAAGACCCACATAGATCCTCTTTGTCTTCATATTATAAAGATGTATCTCACCGTTCCAATGCCTGCTTCTATACTGTGGCATGAACTTCTTTGATTCCACTTCAAAGGTAAAGCGGTCTCTGAGTTCATATTCTACATGTGGTTCGGTTGTTATTTTTAGATATACTTCGTTTACCTTCTCAATTGTCAAATGAGACATGATGTAACTTTTCAGTTACTATTATTTATTACATATTGTCAAATCTATGTTCTAATATAATTCTATAAAAATTATCTCTCATCATGATAAGTTCTTCTTGTTCTCGGGCATCACCACCAGGCCATCTCTGAACTGCCTGAGATAAACCTGTGTGAATGAGACGAACACCTTCTATGGGTAATTCTATATGGTAGTAACCTTCCTCATCCATTAACCTGCTCCAGATGTGAACCTCATATAATCAATTGAATTTTTAATCTGATATGTTCTATTAGTTATCTGTTTTAAAATCTCTTCGATATACTTTAACATGACATCATAATATTCGATCTTTAACGAAACTCCTGAGAGTTTCTCATCTGCGTCAAGATACTTTGACATAGTGTCTTTATCTCGGATCTTTTTGGGAAACGGATTTTCGATATAAACATCTGGATCTGCCTTACCTGCGTAGAATTCATATCTCTCATGACGAATGTTCTTCTTCTGTTGTTCTGCTTTCTTCCTCAACAACATGAGGTTATTATAAATGTCATAATATTTTGCATGTAGAACAGGAATGTTTATGGATTCTGTATGTAAGTTATCAATATCAATTTTAGAATCCTTTTCCCACATCTCTTGGATTCCGGTCAAGTCAATCATTTAACAACAATCAAATGGTTCTATAGTATAGTTAAGATACTTGAAAGTGACATCAGCTGTCAAGTATTCCACATCGGTCAATGTTGAGTCAAAGTTAATGTCAGAAAGACTAGTCGGAAACATGTCTAAGAATTTGACTACAAACAGTGGTGTATTTATTGCACTAAGTATCGTTAGAGTTCCATCCGAAGTTAAGTTAATCTCACTTCGTTCTTCTTTAGGTACATCCCAAGATTTTTGAAACTTATAAATCTCATCTAGACTATCTGGAAATCCAAGACCCCTCATCCAGTTTTGGATTTGCATATAGTTCTCAAGATTTTGATCAATCAAAAATCTGATTCTTAAATCATTAAAATCTAAGATATCACCAACTCTAGGTATCATCTTTAGATAACTAGGTTGATCTGGAGAACCGAGTGTAAATCCAGGAACATTAATTGCGTTACCGAAAAAACCAACCTTATCAGCTTTTGCTACTGAAAATCTAAATCCAGTGGCCTGTAAGAAGTTTCTATCAGTAACTTGTCCTGCGAATGAGTTTGTCATTATTCGTTAATTACGACTCCAGAATATCTGTGATGTTCCTCATTAGCATCTCCCTCATTATTGAATCGTTTTCTTTCAGAAAACATTTCTGTCCACTGATTATTACCTTTATAGTAGACTTCTTTATTGCAAACGAGTTTCTTAATATGAGATGCCATGGGTTTAAGGCAGTAATGTATTATTTATCAGAGACCTGCATCGGTTAATCGTTGCTCAAGGGTTTCAATCTTTGCAATTGCTTCTTGTAGTGCTGCAGTCAGTAGTGGAATAAGTTTGGATTGGTCGATACCTTGCATAACAGCTTCACCGTCATCATCAACTTCATCTTTTTCACCAGATACTGCTTCAGGGACAAAAGCTTGAACCTCGTGTGCAATAAAACCATCAACGATAGTGGTAGGATCAGCAATAAAGTTAAACCTTCTTGGTGAAAGTTGTTTAACTCGATCAATTGCTCCTGCTATATCAATGACGTTTTCTTTTAGGCGATAGTCAGAAGATACTTCATAAGAGGTTGCAGAACCATTAGTCCTAATATTACCAACATTACCATTAGGATTATAGAAACGAATCAAGTAAAGACCACCAGTAGAACTGGT